AAAAAAAACAAGATTATTGGTATAAATATAATACCTCATTTTTTAATAATTATTGGACAAGGCTTGCAACAGCAGATCCAATACGTACACTTTGTAGCGTAAGTATCAAAGAAGAATTACGCTTAAATTCAAAAATAAACGACAACAAAGGTCGTACCATTATTGCTATGGATGTCAATCATGTTACTAGTGCTATGATAATGTTCTGGGAACAAAATCAGAGATTAGTTAAAAGTTGTTTAAAACATTCAATGGCATTAGGTTTAAATATGAAACAAGGGGGAGCACAAGTTTTAGTAGAGCACATGGAAAGATATGGGCCTAATAAAAACTCTCTCGCTTTAGATGGTGTTCAATTTGATGGAAATTCTTTTGATCACCAATATAAGCTAATAGCTGATTTTAGGTATAATAATTTAGCTATTCCATATAAAACAAATGAAAATAGAGTTCGAGTTAACAACTCTTATTATGATATTATTCATTCACCAGTCGTAGATATAGATGGTTTGGTTTATGGTAAACATGCTGGTAATCCCAGCGGACAAGGTAATACCACGCCAGATAATGGTTTTAAAAATAAAATGGACCAGTCAGTAATATGGATGAAAACTGCTCCAGAAAAGATAAGATACGATTATACTGCTTTTGATAAATATACACGAGCATGTATTGTAGGTGATGATATAGATATCACAGTTGATCCGGTAGTACAGAAGTATTACAATATAGATACTATAATGGAGAAAGCTGGTGAAATTCATATGGAATACACATCAGAGACTAGTGATTTTGCAAAATTCACAGATCTTACCTTTTTAGGTCATTCTTTTAAAGAATGTGAAATACCTGGCTTACCATTCAAAATGTGGTTGCCTAATATTGAATGTTGCAAGATGAGAAATAGTATGTTAAGATATAACGAAATGCATACTCCATCTATGACAATTATCAGAGCCTGTGGGCTTAGAGAGGAGACATTCTCTTGCCTTGAATGCCGTAATTGGTTTCAAGAATTAATTCAATATTTAAGAAATAAATTTTCTGGTGATTTATCTCCGGAAATAGCTAATGCTTGGAAATCATATTTAACAGATGGACAGTTATACGAAATCTATACAGGATTTTCCGCAATTCCTAGGAAGCTGTAGAATCAAGAATTCAGTTGCGGAATTTTAAGTCCTCTCGCCAAAAATGGTCAAATTAAGAAAGCAAGGTGTGTTGCAGTCGTTAGGTAAAGCGGCTCGAGCAATAGATAGAAGTAGATTACCAAATGTTAGAAAGCAAGCTCATAAAGCTGCTAATACTATAAAGAAAATTTTTAGTCGAGGCAAACCTAAGCCTAAAATTAAAATGGTTCGTGGAGGAAAGCCGAAACGATCTCTGCTTCAAAGCAGAAATAGCTTAGGTAGCTCTATCAACAGCACGTCATCGGTTTATCATAACCATTCACATGTTGTTGATCACTTTGCCCTTAGGGAAGAAAAAGTGTGTAATATATCAGGTAATACTGCTGGTTTTAATATTCAGCAAAATTTTTACCTTAATCCAGGTAATAAAGCTCTGTTTCCTATCTTTTCAGCTATTGCCAATACTTATGAGTGTTGGCGTCCTAAGGTTCTTAGATTTGAATACAGGACCGAAGCGTATAAGGCAACTAATACGTTTTCTGCAGGAAAGATAATTATAGCGACTGACTATAATGCATTAGACCCTCCATTTACTACCGATAGTCAAATGGAAAATTATACAAACTCAGTTAAAGCAGCACCATACGATAGTTTCGTGCATAATCCGTTATGGAAAGATAAGCATGGACAACACGATCCTATTAAAACATATTATACTAATTATAGTGATAATATTGCTGCACCTGCTGGTGATAATGAGAAATTTTATGATTTAGGTAATTTACAGATTGCCCTCATGAATATGGCTGGAACGACGGAGTGCGGTGAATTATATGTCGTTTATCAATTCGATATGATTCGTCCTAGAGCTCCTATTACTGATGATACTTCAGCCCAATATCAACATATCACTGAAAGTCCAAATGGAACTGGCTCTAGTAGTCAGATATTTGGAACTAGTGGACCGTCTACTAATGCCGGTTCTACTTTAAACTTTGTTGCCACAGGTAATAATGTTGTTCTTGCTAACACAGGTGTCTATTTATTAAGTTTATGGCAAGTTAGTGGAACAGGAACATTTTCAGCAGCACCTAATTTTACAAGTGCTGGCTCAAATTTATCTGAGGTTTCTCTAGCAAATGATGAAACAAGTGGTCAAATGCGTACATACAATGGAATATATGCAAATTTTAGTATGATTATTCAGGTTACTGCATTTGGAACAGGCGCTGCTAACACTATCACTTTTAGTGGTGGTAGTGGTGGTAGCCAAACTTCAACAGATTTATTTATTAATTATATGGGTGAAGGTACTCTTACCAAAGAAGATCCTTTAGATACATTGGCAAAGAAAGTAGCTGATATATTAAAATCCAAAAGTTCTGTAGATATCAAATCAATAGAAACAAAACAAATAGAAATAGAGGAGTGCGAAACTCCTTATCACGTTGTAGATCGTGATAATTCTTCGTTAAGTCGAATCAGCAAAGCTGATATCGCTAAGCTTCTTAACAGCTTATAAAGGTTAGTTTAGATGTATTTTATTTTTTAATTCACCTATCCCCATCCCCTACTTTAGGAAGCGACATGATGAAAATCTTTCATTTTTAATGGTCAGCAGTGAGATCACTGTGTAACTTTGGTGCGTGCACCAGAGACTGGGTTGTTCCCTGACGCTATGCCATTTGGAATTTTGGCATGTGCATGATAAGTATATCGTTCTACGTTTAAGTAAAAAG